TATCGTTTCATTTACTAACATTTATTTTCTCTTATTTGATTTCCAGGCTTTCCTGGGAATCGAATGTTGGTGTATTCTAATTTCAATAATACAAATACTAATCAATCAAACAATGTCTTTACGAATTCGACAACGTCTTAGTATGCTCGTATGATTTCCATTTTGTCGTCGCTGGTCATGTCATTGATACTGCGCATCATTTCAGGCGTGAGTGGTTTCATGTTTCGTATCTCGTGTAATATACTATGAAAAACCTTGTCAGTGACATAATTGTCATCTTCTTGCTTGGCATCTGACCGGCGGTTCATTCCTGAAAATGGTGATAATATATCCTGAGTTTTTTTGTTGGTCTACCGTTTGGGAACAATCACTTCCATGTTGTCGAGAGTCGTTTCAATACTGCGAAGATTGCGTTCGTATTCCGGATTGCCCTGTATTGCGCTATTTATAATACCATAAAACTCGCGCAGTTCGCTCAGCGCAAACGCCGGCTGGACCAAATGATACGACGAAATCTTGTTTGATGTGCTGTCAATTGTCGACCGTATAAAATAGAACCGGTCCGTTATCTTCCCGCCACATTTCAACCACTGTAAGTCTTTCACGAATCCTTTCAGTCCGTTTGGATTAAACAGAAACACCGGGAGTGAATGGAACTGCGCAATCACCCAAATGTCGAAATCACTCACATAGTAATCTTCACTAAATATCCGTGCGTCCATCGCCATTTGGTCTTTTATAACCGGATCCATCAATGCCGCTTTTCCCTGTCTGCGCAAAATAGCCAAGATTTTAGTTCGATACCTCGGTTGTTGGGTAAACAATCGAGAGTATCCTTCCCATAATCGCTCCTTGATTCCATCGACGGTATATCCAATACCGGTATGCGCCTTGAAAATAGTCGTTAATACATAAAACGAGCACTGCGCGGTGTTTTTAAATACCGTCTCCTTCGCGGCAGAAGGGAACGACCGTTTCCAAATACTCTTGGCATTTCCGACTATATCGATAACGGAATCGATACATTCGACCACGGATTGGTCTATCTTTTCGCCTTGCTTTTCGATTTCTTTTTCGCGCTGCTCCGAGAGTGGAATCGGGTCGTTGGCATATACATAACTAATAGCCGGCATCGCCGTATCGTAATTCGTTTGTTTGATATAGTCGGTTTGGGCAAATTCTTCTAAATCGTCGAAATAGTTTCCTTGGATAACCGATTGTGTCAATATCATTTCGCCAGCGTGGACACGGTAATTGACATCCACCATATTGTAGTACTTGGCGGGTTCCAGCATAAACGCACGTACTCTCGTATATCGCAACAATTCGTCGGCCAGTTTCGCGTAATAGACACGTTCGTTGTCGGTCCCAATCGCGTTCTTCGAGACCAAATTGGTTTTGGGTATACTCAATTGCGAAATGCCGTTCTCTTTCAATAAAGTACAATACGAATTGTCTTCTTCGTCTGGATTACACGCGGTGATTTCGTGAATATCCAACAACACATCAAACGCAATGTCGACGAATATGACGTATTTATCCACCAAATCCCGCAACGCCCTTTCCAATACGACAAGTTTATCGCGATATAATTGCGTCTTACTCTCGATCACATCCACTATAGCATCCCGTTTGGATTTATACACGTAATCATTGAGCAAATTACGGACCGTACTTCGGAAGGCAATATAAAACTGATTCTCTAACCGTATCCGCGCCATCATTTCTTTCCGTTGTGCGTCTGCACCCGTACTCGTATCCACCGACACATCGTTTGTTCCCCGGTGAACGGGAATACCGTCATCCACCATCTCGGCCAAGGGCGGCATGATTTGGATAAACTGATTGGTCATCGTCAAAAACCCAACCACCAATTCATCCTCCATCACTTTGACTCTCGGTAAACATGGAATCTTATTGCCCGATTCGCGATATATCTGTATCAATCCGTCCCGCGTGGCGTGATAATCCGTCCATACCGTCTCATCGTCCATCATCTTAATCGGTATCGACGGGAGTGGCGCGCCAGGTGAACACGGAACCATCACCTCGCGACCGTTGGTCGTCCGAACCATCATACCGATGACTTTGTTCCGGTAATTGACCACTTGCGCGGTGGGGGCATTTTCCGCTAAATAGTCGAGCAATACGTCTTTCCGGATCGGTTCTTCGAATTCATAGACTCTCGGTAAACTCGGCAAGGGCGTGCATTTCGTCGACGTTTTCTTGATGGCCGAGAGTAATTGTTTGATGTTTTTATGGAGAGTCTTTTCGCTAAACGCTTTTTGGGTCCGAATACCGGTCTGCGGTTCCTTGATATACTCATACAGATAGATCGGCTCGTAATAATCCTCGCGTTTCAGCACGATGACACTGTCCTTCGTGGGGTCATACACCGAACCCGAGAAACTCGTAGTGGGACATACCAATTGTATGTTTTCGGTTATATCGTTGTCCATGATTTCCAGCAATATGAGGTTGACCCCTCCGGCATTAATCTCGGGAATATCGCTCGTGAAAATGTCCCACAAGTAGGTATGGTCGATGGGTTCGGTGGGATGTGTTATGTATTCGATGAAATTCTCGTATGCCGCAACGGTCTGTTGGAAAAAGTCCAGATGGGATTGGTTTTTCATGTTGAGCCGTTTAGCAAATTGACTCTCGGTATACTTCGAAATATTCGGTTTTGCGCCGGAAGGTTGAAACACCGATACGAGAGACGAATGGTGGGCCCGCACAAACACATCGATGGTTATTCGTTTTGCAAGTATTTCTTTGAGTTCGGCCACGGACGGAATGATGGGTCGTTTTTGTTTGTAGGCATATATATCCGCAAACACGCCCAAAAACGACTGTTTCGGGACCTGCTCTACACCATACCTCAAAAATGTCGGTACTCCCGGCACAATCAAGGCGGAATTGTTTTTGTCCATTGCCGCGCGATAATCGACTTGAAGAAACAGTTGAACCGCAATCGGCGCAAACCCCCATCGCGACTGGTCGACCGGATACGTATCCAAACTAATAACGTATAGTTGCGATTTGGGCGGATTTTTCTCCGCGGCCACTGCTGCCGTTGCTGGCGCCGGCGTAGAACCGTCGTCGCGTGGTTCGCATTGGGCACGGCGTTCCGGCTGGTGATTCTTGTCCCAATTCTTGAAACAACACGGCAAGCAATATCCATCGGGATGCTTTCCTTCTTTCAAAAAACCAGGATAATGTTCTACGTAATTGCCCTTGACATCGACGTGTTCTTCGCCTTTGAATTCATAGACGTATGCGCCGGGAGGAATGACCTCGGCATCTTCGGGGATGATTTCGCCGCATTTACCTGCTTTGACGTCGTCTTCCGAAATACTCGAGTTTGTCAAAAAACACCAATAGCGGGGGCAAATATACCAATTTGGGTTTTTGGGGTCGGTTCCGTATTTGATTGCGTGTTTGTATGACCCTGGGTTCTCTCGATCGATGCGTTTCTTTTCTTCATCGGTTAGAATAATCGGTTGTCTGCTTGTCGGTTGACACGAAGCGGAATACGACTTGTATTTCTTCCCTTGTGGTTTTGTCAAAAAGAGAGTCGGTTCGCGAGCCTGCATTCGCTTTAAAAACGGATTGGGATGGGTCAGCGACAACCCATCGGGTCGGATTTGGCCTTCGGGCAAAACCAACTCACCCTTCTTGGGTAAACCTGAATCACCCTTCTTGGGCGCGCCTCCCGCTTGGTCTTCGTCGTCGTCTTCATCGTCGGAAAAAAACACTCCTGCTTCGGAATCTGAATCGGGTGTTTTCTGGTCGGGTTCCGGTTCAGGTTTAGGCGATTCGGGAGTTTCTTCTTCATCCTCAAAAAAGACACCTTTAGGCGATTCCTCTGCGTTTTCTTCGGCCGGTTTTTCCACGATTTCTTTCGCGAGTTTTTCCGACGAGTCTTTTTCCGCAAGTTTTTCGTCCACTTTTTTCGGAGATTCTTTTTCATTTTCTTCGTTTACTTCGTTTTCTTCTTCGTCCTCCTCAAAAAAGACTCCTTTAGGCATTTTATGGAGTTCATCCATCATACGCCGCAATTCTTCATCGGAATGTTTTTCCAACTCGACCAACTCGACATGCTCAGTCATTTCTTCGCGAATATCCGGTTCGGGTTCGTTCAGACCCAATTCTTTGAAAATATCGATACCGCTGGTCGAAACCGCAAACGCCTTCACTGCCGCCGCTGCTGTGGGTGCTCCTTTTTTCTGAGCAACCACCATGTTTTCGACATGCGACTGGTCCGCGTCGGCCACCTTCTTCGATTTAGAACAAATATCACGTATGTGTTTGTGTAGCGGGTCGCGCGCCTTGACGTCTTGTGTCATCCGGACAATACTCTCGATATATACCTCAATGGGTTCCACATACCGAATGGAATCGATGTTCTCGATTTCGAATTCCAACACATTGTCCAACCGCGCAATCTGGATTTTCATCGGAAACCCGGGATGTTCGACCACAAATCCGCCGAATTCCGTGTTTTGACTAAAGTAATCCACGAAGCTTTTGCGTGCCTGGTCCTCCGTCCGTCCGAACTGTTGCATAATACTCTCGATAATATCCTGCGCACCCATCCCATTGAACTTCGATGCGTTGTATAGTTCGTGTATCAGCGCCATTTCCGCATTCATTTCCTTGTAATTCTCCACACGTTTATACCGCAGAATGGGCTCATTCGACTCGCGACTTTGGTTGATGGTCAATAAACTATAAATACAATCGATTTTCTCCACCTTGACGTCTTTCTCGATCCGCGTGCTGGCGACATACTTCATTTCCAGGACGCGCACTCTCGGATGATTGATTGATTCGAACGAAGGAATCCGAACCCCCGTTTGACGCAATCCGTTATTTAGTGTATTTATAATCGGCTGTAGCAACTCGCGGAAAAACGGGTCGAGATCCGCCGACCGCATTGGTCGAGCCATCGTATGTTCAATCGTTATGTCGCCGTTTTCCTCGAAATGGAAATATAGTGGTGAATGCGGCGCACGAATATACAACGAGATTTGATTACTCTTGCCCGTCTCCTTCGCGATCTTTAGAATCTGGCGGTGCGACAATACCGGAATCTTTTTCCCATTGCGCGAGAGTTTCTCGTAATATAGACGATATAGGTTCTCTCGACGAATACCCGGATTGTATTTAATAAACAGGATGTCGCGGGAACAATGAATCAGTTTAAAAATAACATCGAGAGGCGATATGTTCGCCGACTTCTCTTGTTGGATTCGAAAATGTATCCGTTGTATTCCACGTTGTATATATTGTGTATCGCGGTCGGTGGCATAGAGCACATCATAAAACAACTGGACGGTTTTGTATAATTGCTGTGTATTGGCATCCAGCAATGCCCGCGTGCTTTTCGCCAACTCGCCTTTTTTTAGCAAGAGTTCCGCGAACCGGGATACTTTTTTTTCATTCAATAGGGGAAAATAGGTGCGTATAATCGTCTCTTGTTCCGCGTCGGACCGGGGACTCTCGAAGACGTGTTCGGCTAAACATAGATACACATTGTTTTCGTAGAGCACGGGGTAGTTTAACAAGAGTCGGTTTTCAAAGACGAATTGCGACGGAACAGTTGTCGGAATGCCCTTGTATGGATTCGCGGGGACCTCCTCGCCTTCGCCGAATTCCTGACCTAAATGTACTGGTTTGGTTTGTGCTTCGTCGGCATATCCGAACAAATATAGTTCTTCGTAGGAGCATTTCGGGAGTCCGTGGTCGGTATTCCATAATTCAAACAGGATTTTCTTTTTTAGCGCACGAATAGAATCATCTAAATGTATTTGACTGTCTACGAACAGAATCCGGTCCGTCTCGTCGCCCTCGTACAGCACCGGAACATTTTGTCCGTTCGAAAAGACCAAAATGGCCATTCGATTGCCGGTTTGGTCCAATATATGGATTTTGTAGATGTGTTCATCCGGTGGCGTTTGGATACTCCCTTTTGACATAGGGGCAGTGCTGTGTATAGTGTTTTATGTTATATTTTTCGTGTTGTTTTTTTGTAAAACAATATATATAGTACCCACTTTATACAACACCCAACATGTCCAAACGCGCACTCTTGATAGGTATTAATTATTTTACGAATTCCACCGCCCGTTTGAGCGGTTGTATCGAAGATATCAATAACATCTATGGTATGCTCATCGACGCCTACGGATATCAACATAACAATATCGCCATGTTGCGCGACGACGATTCTTCCCGCATGCCTACCCGCGCAAACATCCTCGCGGCATTACAGAATATCGTGGCGGTTTCTGGTGCCAACGACGAGATTTGGATTCATTATAGTGGCCATGGAACACAAGTGCGCGACGTCAACGGAGACGAGCCCGACCGGATTGACGAAGCAATTGTTCCGGTGGATTTTACCACTGTTGGTATGATTATCGATGATGAATTGTTTAACATTGTGCGAAATATTCGCTGCCGCGCAACGCTCGTGTTTGATAGTTGCCACAGCGGCTCTATCTGCGACTTGCCATACAGTATTAATTATAACCCCGGCGGAACATTAACCAAGAGTATCACCTCCAATAAACTGATTATCGGCAATCCCAATATTATTGTCATCAGTGGCTGCCGCGACCCGCAAACCAGCGCGGATTCGTTCGATGCGTCGACACGCGAAGCCAGCGGCGCACTGACTATGACTCTCATCGCTTCGTTGCGTAAAAACCAACATTACGCCGACATACTCAAAGTGTATAGAGATATGTGCGCCAGCTTGGCGGCGAACCAATACACACAAGTTCCCGTTTTGTCCAGCACCACACCCAACCCGGTCTTACAATTTGCCCGGGCACTTCCGCCTCTCGCACGACCTGCGGCGGCTCCGCTTGTTTTACCTCTACCCAAACCGACTGCTGCAACTACAAAACGAGGCAAGGATGTCAGCCAGGCAACCGACGTCGTGTTCCGACTTGGCGCGAGACCGTATTCTTCGCGGAGAAAAATGGTGCTGGGAATATAATCCAACCGCAATAACCTTGGCAAAGACCTTGGCAATAACCTTGGGGATTAGGCCTCGGCAAAGACATCGGCAAAGACCTTGGCAAAGACCTTGGCAACGATATTAGGCTCCGCCCGAGGTTTTTGGAGATACCCGGGCCAAAGCCCGGGTATCGAGAAACCGTCAGGGCTTATGCCCTGAATGGTTTGCCAAGGTTTTTGCCGAGGTCTTTGCGGACATTCGAGAGTATAATAAAAATAAAATAAAATAAAACAAAACAATGTTGTGTGAGAGTCATATAGATTCTCATACAAGTCCATCCTTACGGTGCGCGAAGCGCACCCAGAAGGGAAGGGGTCGTAGGGGAAGCGGCCGGGGCCCAAAGCCCCGGGCGCGCTTTTCGGTTCACGGGCCAGAGCCCGTGAACCTCGAAACCGTAGGTTTCCCTACACGTCATAATACGGATTGTCGTGTATTTTCATCCCGCAATATTGGGTCGGTTTTTCCTTGTAATCCACCGGTTCATGGATTCCCGCCTCTTTCGCTTCCTCCAACAAAAATTTGAAATTATCCCAGAAATCCGCTTTGTGTCCAATCGTTTTGGTCGCCACGTGCGAGAGTTCGTGGATGGCCACAAACATCAATGTATGGTCGTCAATCATATTGTCCTCGCCTTTTCGCGTCTTGTTCAAACAAAAGGCAATTTTCTCTCCCTTGTTCTCGCTATACGCGGTAAACTCACTGGTCGGGAGTGTTTCCATGATTTTCTTGGGATTGAATCCCGCGACCAACTGTTTGACTTCGTCTTTGTTCGGATACTTTTCTCCAACATATTTCACCAACTGTTTACATTTTTCCGTCGTGCTCGCCAATAAATCCGCGGCTTTCTGAACCTTCTCACGTTCACGCACACAATACTTGTTGCCGTCGACCGTAGACACGATACATTTTAATTGGAAAGTTTCATCGCGAAAATAATAGTAAATACAGCCTACAATTACGAACACAATAATAACAACTACTAAATACTCTGGCCGATTCATCCTATATTCTATCGCGATATTATCCGTTTTCACAAAATAGTTCATACAAAATTGAAATAAATCGACCGATGTCATTATACAAGCAACACAAACAACCAACTATACCATGAAAGCAACGAACACAACTGCAGCGAAAAAAGAGGCAACATCGACCGTGCGAGATATTATGAAGTGGTTTCTCCCCACAAACGACCTGTCGCAAATAAAAATCCATCCAATTGAGCCAGACCCGTGCGAGAAAATATACAAACGCATGTTGGAAGCCGATGCGTATAGTGTCTTCCGTTTATCTCTACAAACGCCCAGAAACACTCAATACACTTCCGAAAATGAACAATAAAACAACCAACCCCCAACCAGGATGACAAACAATAAAACAACAACCCTACACAAAAATCGAGAGTGCGTACTTATATGTTTTTTATGTGCGATAAGCTTTAGACCTCGTGTTAGCAACTGGCCCAGCTCCGGCAGTCGGTAAACTATTGGGTTTATAATATACGGTCGCGTTATTACCAAACGAACTGCGTAAAGCAACCGAGTTCGGTACTGGTGCGGGAGGAACGACAATCGTGGCGGTTGCTGGGTCGGAATATCCGGTGGAATTGGTTGCTTCTAAATAGAACGTATACTCGGTGTCGTCTGCCATTCCACTGACTATAACTGAATTTTCCGTAGGAGGCAAATAATAATAATAAACGGACATGCTTGGTCTCGGTACATACCAGTATCGATATCCAATAATCGGACTATCTCCCATCGTATCCGGTGGACTAAACGAGAGTTGGACAGCACCTCGACGATGAATTGTTAATTCCATATTTGTCGGTATTCCTGGAACCGTGTAGAGCATAGACACTCCCGATACGTAAGGAGAATATCCCGCCGCGTTTTCGGCAACAATCCATACAGTGTATTGTCCGCCATTTGCTAATCCGGGTATGGTGTATGGGATTGAATACATCGGATAGAAATTGATGCTATCCAGAGAATAGCGGTATCCAGTGATCGGACTTCCTCCATCGAACGTGGGAGGAGAATATTCCACAATGATGGAGTCGGTTCGGCCGGTTAATGATACCAAAATAGGACTGTTTGGGACAGTAAAGGGCGTTATCGTCCCGGTGATGCGTTCCGAGTATCCCAGTTGATTTGATGTGTCTACCCATACCGTATAGACCGTTCCGTTCGTTAATCCGGTTATGTTATCCGACAGCTGATTGGGCGGCAACATCACCGTTTTTCCGTTGGGACTATAGTTATAACGGTATCCTAACAATGGCTTTCCGCCATTCGATATCGGCGCGTCAAACGCAACTCGGATAGATTCATTGCTTGGGGTCAATACCAAGTTTCGCGGCGTGCTCGGTGTCCAAAATGGAACAGTTGTATTCGATACATCGGCTGAATATCCGGCAGCGTTCGAAGCATCCATCCATACTGTATATTCGGTTCCGTTAATGAGTCCGCTGATGGTTTGCGGATTCGACGATAGTATCGTATATGTTTCTTTGCCGTCAATCGAGTAGCGGTATCCGATGATTGCATTACCACCGTTGTTTGCCGGCGCGGTATAGGTAATCGCTATCGAACGGTCTCCAGGTGTCAATACAAAACTCGGTGGTTCGGGATTCGTATAAGGTATCGTCGCCGAAGACGCGGGAGTAGCGGAATACCCAGCAGCATTGGATGCGTCGACATTTACCGTATATTGTATTCCGTTGGTTAATCCCGTAAGAGTAAACCCGCGTGCGCCGGCGGACAAATAGGCCGTTCCGCCGTTTGGACTATACGAATATCTGTATCCGATGATTGCATTACCACCGCTCGAATCGGGAGGTAAGAATGTCGCGGTGATTGTCTGGTTTCCGGGAGTCAGCGCCAGTGTGTTGGGTGTTCCGGGAATGGTGTACGGTATAATAGTTCCAGTAGTGGATGTGCTCGACACACCCGCATCATTCTGCGAGTATATGGTAATTGTGTAGGTGGTTCCGTTGGTTAATCCCGAAATAGTACCGGAACGTTGTGTGGCCGAGAGTAATATGGTTTGACCATTTGGACTATACGTGAATTGATATCCCGTTATGGCATTGCCGCCATCCGACGCAGGTTCATTAAACGAAAACTGGAATGAACGGTCTCCGCGTGTCAATACCAGGTTTTGCGGAGGTTGCGGGACTGTGCGCGGAATACTCGTTCCGGTTGCCCGCGTGGAATATCCTTCCGCGTTGGATGCGTCCAGCCATATCGTATAAGACACGCCGTTGGTTAAACCCGTTATCGTATATGGACTGGCGGTAGGGAATAAATACGTATTGCCACCATTCGTCGAGAGTCGGTATCCCACAATCGTATTTCCGCCATTATTTCCAGGGGCAGAATAATCCACAGTTATTGTTTGATTTCCGGGAGTCAACGAGACGATAGACGGCTGTCCCGGAATGGTATACGGCGTCATTGTGCCCGACGTGGGCTCCGAATTACCTGCCGGATTGGCCGCATTAACATACACAGTATATTCCGTTCCGTTGGTTAAACCAGATAATGTAAACGCCAACTGGTCCGCTGGCAAGTAATTGTATGCTCCACTTCCGGGAGTGTACCAATATCGGTATAGATATCCGACAAGACCGTTTCCACCATCGAAACTCGGCGCACTAAACGACACATCGATGCGTTGGTTTCCGTGTTTCAGAATCAATTGTTGCGGAGCATCGGGAACCGTATAGGGATTCATTACCGCCGAAACGGGAGTCGCGGAATATCCGGCGGCATTCGAAGCATCCACATACACGGTATAGTTTGTTCCGTTTGTCAATCCCGTTATAGTTGCGCTAAAGGTAGAAGCAGATACATAATAGTATGTTCCTGAACCGGGAGTATACCAATAACGATATCCCACAATCGCGTTGCCACCAGTCGAAGTGGGCGCCAAGAACGCAAGTTGAATTGTTCTATTGCCCGGGGTCAGGGTGAGGGTGCGCGGTGTTCCGGGAACGGTGTACGGTATCATGGTTCCGGTTGCGTCATCCGAATATCCCGCAATATTCGACGCGTCTATACGAACTGTATACGATTGACCGTTCTGGAGACCACTGATACGGTATGGGCTGGCGGACATTTCATAATAGTTTGTTCCATCCAGCGAATAGCGGTAACCGATGACCGACCGACCGCCATCGAACAACGGAGCGGCGAACGATACATCGATTGTCTCATTACCGGGAGTCAGAGATACCAATATAGGTGAGTTTGGCACGGTATACGGTATTTCCGTTCCCGAGGCATCAGTGGAAAATCCGGCAATGTTCGATGCGTCTATACGCACCGTATACATTTGTCCGTTCTGGAGACCATTGATGCGGTATGGGCTGGAGGACATTTCATAATAGTTTGTTCCGTCAATCGAGTAGCGGTATCCTATAACTGGCCGACCTCCATCGAACAACGGGGCATCAAACGATACATCGATGGTTTGATTACCGGGAGTCAGAGATACCAATATAGGCGCATTGGGAATGGTGTATGGGGTGGAATCGCCGAAGACATTGGCCGAATATCCTGCAATGTTCGATGCATCTACCCGAATCGTGTAAGTGTTTCCGTTTGTCAAATTGGAAATGCGGTATGACCCAGATGTAGTAGTATAGTACGGAGAGGCACCTGATACGTCGAGTGAAATACGATAGCCAAGAATGGAACGACCTCCGTTGAATGACGGGTCCGCGAACGATACATCGACAGTTTGATTACTGGGAGTCAATGATAGCAATATAGGTGCGTTGGGCACGGTATAGGGTATCGCGACTCCCGATGTATCCACTGATTCTCCCGCTTGATTTAGTGCCCGTAACCATACCGTGGTTGATTGACCGTTTGTAAGTGAATTGATAGTGTATGAACGGGTCGCCAGATTGCCGGATGGTTGAATAGAAGAATAATTTATTCCGTTGGTCGATATCATTATGTTTGTTACTTCTCGTCCGCCATTAAACGCCGGGTCCGAATATACTACCGTAATTGAACGATTACCGGGAGTCAACGACACGATTGTTGGCGCGTCTGGAACCGTAAACGGTATGGCTGTTCCAGACACATCAGTCGAATCGCCCGCCAAGTTGGAACAATCGACCCAGACTCTCGTTGTTTGGCCATTTTGAAGTCCGGTAATAGTGTATGGGTTTGATGTCATTTGTATATATGTGGTCTCGTCCAACGAGTAGCGATATCCGATAACCGGTCGACCGCCATTGAACGACGGGTCCTGGTATGCGACCTCGATGGTTCCATTTCCGGGAGTCAATGAAGTCAGTCGGAGAGCATCCGGCACCGTATAGGGTATTGCTGTTCCAGACACATCAGTCGAATCGCCCGCCAAGTTGGAACAATCGAACCAAACTACCGTTGTTTGGCCATTTTGAAGTCCGGTAATAGTGTATGGGTTCGATGTCATTTGTATATATGTGGTCTCGTCCAACGAGTAGCGATATCCGATAACCGGTCTACCACCATTGAACGAAGGGTCCTGGTATGCGACCTCGATGGTTCCATTTCCGGGAGTCAGCGACACGACCTGGAGTGCGTCTGGTACCGTAAACGGTATGGCGACTTCCGAAATGGTTGTAGAATATCCAGCCACGTTTGATGCGTCTATCGTCACTGTATATGACTCTCCATTCGTCAATCCCGAAATCGTATCGAGAGTTTGGTTCGCAGCCAAATATACGGTTTGTTGGGTTGGATTGTAATACGTGTATCTATACCCAATAATTGCGTTTCCACCAACGGAATCCGGACTCTCGAACACAAGTCCAATTGTTCCATTACCGGGAGTCAATACCAGGTTTTTCGGAGGACCGGGCATTGTTCGCGGAATTGCGACTCCCGACGCATCGTCGGAATCTCCCGCGGCATTCGACGCATCTACAAATATTGTATATTCTATTCCATTGGTTAAATTAGTAATAGTGTATGGATTCGTTGTCATAGTAGTGTACGTGTTTCCACCATCAATTGAGTAGCGATACCCTCCAACCGGCCGACCACCGTCGAAAGCCGGAGCAGCGTATGCGACCGAGACCGTGGTATCTCCGGGAGTTAGCGATACGATGGTTGGTGGGTCGGGAACCGTATACGGGATTGCCGAAGCATCCGTATATACGGAATATCCCGCTGCGTTCGAAGCATCCACCGAAACAGTATATGCCGCCCCATTTGTGAGACCCGTCAATGTAGCGGAGAGCTCGTTTGGTGGTAGATACTTCGTTATTTGTTCGGGATTGTAGTAGGTATACCGATATCCAATAATCGTATTACCTCCATCCGAACTGGGGGATTGGAAGGTCATTTGAATAGTTCCGTTTCCGGGAGTTAATGCCAGAGCGTTGGGAACCGTCGGAATCGTGCGCGGAGTACCCTCGCCGGAAGTATCGGCCGAATACCCGGCTGCGTTCGAGACGTCAATATACACGGTATAGGTTTGACCATTCGTTAAACTACTAATACGGAATACATCGGGAGTCGGAATAATCTCGTATTGTCCGGTGGGGCCCACTTTGTATCGATACCCGATTAGCGCATTTCCTCCGTTGTTTGCCGGAGCATTATACGAGACATCGAGATACGTATCACCCGGGACGATGGCGACAATGATGGGTGGGTCAGCCACTCGGCGAGGAATCATTGTGGCGGTTATTGGTACAGCCGAGTATCCGTCGGCGTTGGAGGCATCCACAGATACGGTATATTCGGTTCCATTGGTCAGTCCGGTAATGGTCGCGGACAAATTGGAGATAGATACAAATAGTTCGGTTCCATCGCCGGGAGTATATCGTACTCTATATCCCGTAATGGCATTACCGCCACTCGAATCGGGGCGCTGGAATGTCAATTGAATACTCTCGTTTCCGGGAGTCAATTCCAAATTTGTAGGTGTTCCTGGAATCGTATAAGGTATGATTGTTCCGGATGTTATGGGAGAGTATCCTGCCACGTTCGATGCGTCCACTGTTATCTCGTAGGCGGTTCCGTTGGTCAATCCGGTAATCGTATCGTATCTCGTGTTGGGCGATAAAAAGACAATTGTTTCTGTTGGATTATAGTAAGTATACCGATAGCCGATAATTGCATTGCCTCCATCGGAACTGGGCGGATCAAACACGAATGATGCCGAATTATTGCCGTGGGTCAGAACCAGATTTTGCGGCGACGTAGGGACCTTGCGCGGAATGCTGGTCGCGGATGCGTATGTATCCGAATATCCGTCTGCGTTAGATACGTCCACCCATACCGTATACTGTTGTCCGTTTGTGAGACCATATATGGTATATGGGTTTGTATCCATCAGGGTGTATGTATTGCCCTCGTTTATCGAATAGCGGTAGCCAATGACTGCTGACCCACCATCAAACGAGAGTGAATATGCGATCGTGATTGTTTGGTCGCCTGGCGTCAACGAATCAATTGTTGGAACGTTGGGCCGACGGTAGGGAATCATTTGTGCCGAGACGTCGGGAGAATACCCCGCTGCGTTCGATGCGTCCAATATAAATGTATATTGCGTTCCATTGTTGAGTCCGGTAATCGTTCCACTGAGTTGTGTGCTGGGCAAATAAAAGTATTCGCTGTTTCCGATAGTATACCGATACCCCACAATCGTATTTCCACCATCCGATGCCGGAACACTAAACGCATACTGTATGTTGCCATCTCCGTGGGTTAACACCAGGTTCGTTGGCGCAGATGGAATCGTGCGCGGAACGGCTACTCCCGACGCATCGGTGGAATCGCCTGCCGCGTTGGAAGCATCAATAAATATATTGTATATTTGTCCGTTCGAGAGTCCGGTGATTGTATATGGACTTGGTCCCATAATCGAATACGTCGTTCCGCCGTTGGTGGAATAGCGATACCCAATGATGGTATTGCCTCCGTTGTTCTCTGGGGCAGCGTAGTCCACCGTAATTGTTTGGTCATTTGGTGTGAGCGATACGAGAGTCGGGGCGTCGGGAACCGTGCGAGGTACAACAGACGAACTGTAGGTTGTGGTGTTGGATATACCGGCAAGATTGACCGCGCGTAGTTGGATTTGATAGGCCGCACCGTTTGAAAGGTCGGTAATCGTGTATGGCGCTGGCTCAGCCGGAATCGTCGTATATGCGTTGTCTGTTACTCCATCGTATGCGCGGATTTGGTAATTCAGGACCAGTCTGCCTCCGTCAAATCCGGGCGCGGAAAAAGAAACGGTTATTTGGCGGTTATCTGGGACTGCACTGGAAATAGTGGGCTGGTTAGGGACAGTATATGGTATCTCGAAACCGGACGCGTCAAACGAATACCCGGCTGCGTTGGATACGTCCAATAACACATTGTATTGGGTTGCGTTAGTGAGACCCGAAATGCGGAACACACCGGGAGTCTCGGTCGGAACATTGTAATACGTGTATGGGAGAGATGCGCCGGCCAACGCGTAGCGGTAGCCGATAATCGCGTTTCCGCCATCATACGCGGGAGCACTATATGATACATCGATTATTGTATTTCCGGGCGTAAGCGCCACAATGTTGGGCATGTCGGGTATTGTGCGAGGGATAGACGACGAAGAAATCTGTGAAGAATACCCCGCTTCGTTGGATGCGTCAAGATATATCGTATAGGCTGTTCCGTTTGTTACTCCAATGATCGTGTCGGAGAATTGTGCGTTGGACAAATATGTGGTATATGTATTACCACCTGCGTCCGTATATGAATAACGATACCCAATAATCGCATTACCACCACTCGAATCCGGTTGCTGGAACGTCAGTCCAATACTCTCGTTTCCGGGAGTCAAAACCAATGCGTTGGGCGCGCTGGGAGTGGTGCGCGGAATCACCGTTCCGGTGATTTGGGGAGTAGAGTATCCTGCTGCATTGGAGGCGTCCACGAAAAAGGTATATTGTGTACCGTCGATTAGGCCAAAGATCGTATCAGTTGTTTGGGTTGAGAGTAAAAATACCGTTCGGTCGTTGGGGGTATACGAATACCTATAACCGATAATTTGGTTTCCGCCATTGTAAGATGGGTCGGTAAACGATAGTTGGACACGACTCGGTCCGGGAGTCAATGCCAGATTTTGTGGCTGGGTGGGTATCGTGCGCGGAATGCTGGTCGCGGATGCGTATGTCGCCGAATATCCAGCTATATTCGAGACGTCTACCTGTACAGTATACTCGGTTCCGTTGGTGAGCCCATATATTGTGTATGGATTTGCGTCCATCGTTGTGTATGTATCGCCGCCATCAATCGAATATCGGTATCCGATAACCGGAGTACCGCCATCAAATGAAAGCGAATACGCAATGGTTATCGATTGGTTACCGGGAGTCAATGAATCAATTGTCGGAACATCTGGTATTCGGTATGGGGTCATCTGAACCGATGCTACTGCGGAATATCCCGCTGCGTTGGATGCGTCGACTGTGATTGTGTAAGATGTGCCGTTGTTTAGTCCCGAGATTGTTGCACCGAGTTCGGTGTCCGACAAAAACGCATAACTTCCTCCGGGAGAATAGAGGTACCGGTACCCCAGAATTGCGTCTCCTCCGCTGGAATCGGGAGTCTCGAATACAAATTGGATAGTTCCGTCTCCGAGAGTCAATGTCAGGTTTTTCGGAGCACTCGGAACAGTGCGGGGAATGGCTACTCCCGACGCATCATCGGAATATCCTGCTGCGTTGGAAGCATCAATAAACACAATATATGTTTGTCCGTTCGAGAGTCCAGTAATACGATACGGACTCGCACCCATGTTTGAATAGGTAGTTCCATCGAGAGAGTAGCGATACCCAATGATCGTATTGCCGCCATTGTTTTCGGGAGCACTATACGAGACATCGATTATTGTATTTCCGGGTGTAAGCGCCACGATGATCGGCGCATCTGGAATGGTCCGCGGAACAACGGATGAACTGTATGTTGCCGTGCTGGAGTCGCCGGCAAGATTGACGGAACGCATTTGGATTTGATACGCCACGCCGTTCGAGAGGTCGGTAATCGTATATGGCGCGGGCTCTGCCGGAATTGTCGTGTATGGGTTGTCGGTTATTCCGTTGTAGGCTCGAATTTGGTAGCTTGACACCGACCGGCCACCGTTGAATGCGGGGGCAGCAAACGACACGGTTATCTGGCGGTTGTCGGGAATCGCACTGGAAATGACTGGCGGATTCGGAACAGTATACGGTATCGCAAACCCCGATGCGTCTTCGGAAAATCCCGCGGCATTGGATACATCCAACAAAATATTGTATTGGACGGCGTTAGATACATCACTAATACGAAAAGCACCGGGAGTCGTGGTGGGTACATTGATATAGGTGTATGGAGGAGATGCGCCGGCCAAGGCATATCGGTAGCCGATAAGCCCATTTCCACCGTTAAACGCGGGAGCACTATACGAAACATCGATGATGCGATTTCCGGGAACAATAGACACGAATGTGGGTGGGTCGGGCACGCGGTAAGGTATGGCACTGGCAAATGACGGGTCGGAATATCCGGCAGCGTTGGAGGCGTCGACATAGATGGTATACGACTGACCGTTCGTCAACCCGTTTACAGTAGCCGAGAACTGTGTAGTCGTCAAAAAGTAATAATACGTGGTTCCGGAATCAGAATAGTAATATCGATAGCCGGTAATGGTGTTGCCTCCGTTTGATGCTGGAACACTGAACGACAAATCAATCGCACCTGGCCGAGCATTTAAACGCAAGTTCTGGGGCGGAGAAGGAATAGTGCGAGGTGTGGCTGTTGTAATCAGAGGGGAAGTCGAATATCCTCCTATATTGGACGCATCAAGAGTAATACTATACGTTGTTCCATTTACAAGACCAGTTATAGTATTATATGGGGTACTTGGTGTTAATAATCCGGTTCGCGTAATAGGCGTTGTGATTCGATACCTATATCCAAGAATAGGCCGTCCGTTGGCAGAAACATCATTGAATGAAACATCGATTTTATTTGAACCGAGAATGAATACTACCTGTGGTGTGCCGGGAGGGCCATATGGAGTTTGTGTCCCCTCCACTACAGGAGAATACCCTGCAGCGTTGGATGCGTCTACCGATACTGTATACGTTGTTCCAATCGTAAGTCCAGAAATAGTTGTGTTGTTTGGACGTGTAGCTAAATAATAATATGATCCTCCTGGAGAGTAAGTATATCTATAACCTAATATGACCGATCCTCCAGATGAATCTGGTGCTGAGCACGTCATACTAATACTTGTACTATTTACGGTTGCGGTTAACACCAGCGAGGTTGGCGCGGAAGGAACTGTAAATGGTATTGCTGCAGCGGATGAATCTGTCGAATACCCTTGCTCGTTCGACGCGTCAAGAAAAATAACATATCTGGTTCCGTTCGTAAGGCCGCTCACTCGAAAAGTGTTGTCGGTAGTTTGTATAAATGTATATGGCGGTGCCCTGCTGTTAATAGAATACCGGTACCCAATAACCGGGTCTGGAGAACCTCCATTGTATGGTGTGCTGAATGACACATCTAAAAACCTATCTCCAGATTTCACCGAAATAAACAGGGGTCGGTCTGGAACTGTAAATGGAATAGCAAACCCAGACGCATCCTCCGAAAATCCGGCGGAGTTCGACGCATCTAACAATATATTGTACCGTAACCCATTGGTAAGACCAGTCACTCGAAATGTATTTGCCGGAACAGACGGAAGAATTCTGTAAGCGCCGCCGTTTAGCGAATAGCGATAACCAATAATAGGTGAGCCTCCGGTAAACGCAGGTGCGTTATACGATACATCAATAAATGTACTCCCTGGTTTTAACGAAACAAACGTAGGTAGGCCGGGAGGAACAGCTAATGTATATGAGTAGGTAGCCGATGGAGATGACGTGCCGATATTACTTGTAGCAGTCATTACGATTGGGTATGTAGTTCCTATCGAGGCATTATTTACGGTTATTGGACTGCTTGCCAACCCAATCGATTGGTAAGTTGAACCACCGTCAATCGAATACGCAAAATCAGTAACAGGCGAGCCTCCATTACTTGGGTTTTCAGTGAAATAAATGTTGAAAGAAGTAGTATCTATGCTACTAACTGAAGTAATAATTGGCGCACCCGGTGTGCTCAGTTGAACAGTAATATCAAAAGATGCCATCTGGTAGGTAGATATATTTGTAGTATCTACAATTGAATATCGGGTTGTGCCGAGCGTGTCAAGTGATGCGTTTTTAAATACGTATGTATGTGTATTATTTGTTGGGGGTACATGGGTTTTTACAACTTTTCCGCTTGAGTCTATCAACGAATATATACGGCCTTTGTGTCCCATAAATGATGGATTACTTACATAATACGAAATGTCGGTTGGTGTTCCATAGCCTACAATTGTCGGCGATAAAACGGGCAAAAAGGAAACATCTATAGCAATAAATCCACCTGCTTCGTCTGATTGAAAAAACGTATTCTCTATGTTATTGCCGGGGCCTTTATACATAGATGGTATGGCTACGCTGCCACCAGACCCGCCAGGATACCAATTTCCTCCATATCCGCCCAAATTTACAAAACTGGAATCTGTCTTCACTATCAAAAATCCACCGGTGGAATCGTATACGGTCGCAACATTCTTGGTTGCATAAGAATATTGGGTTTTTGTTGCGAAATCTCTACTACTCGAAGAGCCAGCAATGCCTCCTCCCCAAAAAACAAATTTATTGTCTGATTTAAATACCCCGATATTGTTGTTTGAACATACAAACCGGACTATATTATTTACGCTTGCATCGGTTGGAATACCGTATGTGGCATCTCTATAATTACCACCCCGAATCGCATCACCGTACGTACTTAAATTTCCACTTGTGTCCAGTAAAGCATATGTACTCGAGTTCGGACCAGATATAACATCTGTAGTATTGGGGAAAACTTGGGCGTTCCATGAAGTAGTAAGGGTGAACCGAATTACACTTTTGTTGCTTAACACTACAAAAAATCCCGCTGAGTTTATAATTGGAACACTTCGTAACACAACAACGCCTGCCGATAAATCGTATATATAGCTGAACGAAATGTTCGTTATTCGATAATGGGTTGGATATTGTCTTACATACAATTCATTGCCTTGTGTAATGTTTCCTGGAAACAAAATATCAACAATCGGGGCAGATAATAATGATGCCGGTACCGCTATAGCAGAAGCCGAAGCATTTCCACTGATGTATTGGTTGGTCCCATTCCATGTAACTACGTTTCCATCAGTTTTCATACCATAAAAAACCGCACCCATACTAAACAATCTACTAATATTGGTTGTTGCGTAATTAGATAACGAGACTGCACCAGCGTTTTTTTGTCCCCATAAAATTACGCTTCCGTCGGATTTAAGCGCAGCAAACGCATATGTTGTAGCTACAACATCTACTACACTTTGAAGGGAAGCACTAACAGTATTGTAGTTTACAACAGCAGTATCTGTTGAGTTAACTATATTTTGGCCCGATTGTAAATATCCCCATGAATACACCGTTCCATCTTCTCTCAAAGCAGCAAACGCTGAATAACCACCAATTATTTTAGTAATATTTGTCATACCCGTGGGTATTGTTGCGCCACTTGACGTATTACCTACACCTACTACTGTTCGATTAGTCAATAAAAACGCGAGTGCCGTCGATGAAGTAGCTACTGCTAATATGCTATGACTGGTTCCGTCGAGAATTCCAATTCCACCCAATAAGCTTTTATACTTTGAAGAAATCCGTCCTGGATTGGATGGTGGAAAAACGTATGGTGTAAAGTCCGGATAAGTTGAGTAGTTTTGTATGGGGGTCGCTAAAAAGCTATGCGGATAATTCAAAATCGCATCGGTAAAATAGACCCCTATCATATTAAAATTGTCGCTTTCAAGTATGAAATCACCACCTTCGCCGGTAATATTTGCGGATGCGCGTATGTATATTCCCCGACTGCGAATGGTTTCGATAACATGCTTCCAGCACGGATCCGACCAAACATTACACAATAACAAATCGATATATTGCGCCCCGTGCTCTTGCGTAAGCCATTGAATAAATCCTATGAATTCGGACCACGAAGGCAAATCGGGGGGCTCAATCTCCAGCACACTGTACAATTCCGCCACCGAACTGTTCCGTAAAAACTGAAAGGTTGGCTTTTCATAATTGTGTTGTATGATTGCAACGGAATCGTATATGCCAGTAATACGGGATTGTAATGACTCATATGTATCTTGCTCGTAATCAAACAATATATACTCCGTATTCTCCGCGAGAGACTGTATGACTCCAGAGCAATCTGGAATACGTGTATCTATTAACACCAGATACATGTGTCTTATATAAAGTTTATGATATTTTTTTGGGCAAGACCATTCGTCTCAGGACATCGTCCGACGGCAAATTTCCACCCACTATCGACACACTGATATTATCCTCCACGAAGTATTTGCGGATGGCCGCGTTGATATTCGCTCTTGTTATCGGTCGGATGTGTCGTCTGAACACTTGGTCATACGGAACTACCGTCTCCTGGTTGTGCAAAAACACCGATTCGCCGTTGTGTTCCACCTGAACCGTCGAGTCCTCCACATCCAGTTGCCGTTTTCCTTCCAAATACTTTTTCGCTTGGTCGACCTCTTTCTGCAAAACCCCGCGATTGACTAAATCCGAGAGTATATCCATCAAAATCGGCAATACTCCCTTTTTTGGCTTTGGGGGTTTTCTTATACCCGCTTTTCGTGTTCGCCGTTTCGAAAGCGTGTTCACCAAGAGTCGTTCGGTATCTGTTTCCGTTTCAAACGTCATATCGCCCGAATCTTCATAATAGTGCGTATCGACATCCGACGAATACGTCAGACCGTTCTGTTCCCGCAAAACACTAAATAACCGCGAACTCATTCCGCCTCCCAAAATGGCTTTTAGCAAATACAGCACATGCCGGTCTTCACTACATGTTCGAATACCCACCGTAATATAACACATACGAATATGCGGGATACGGCGCACCGTCAAGGCAACGCCTTGTTGGCTCTTTCGCGGAACCGCGTTCAGAACCGGTAGTTCTCTCGATGTTGATTTTACGAAATACGACTCCCGAACATACCGAAGAATCGTGCGAAACGGAACCGACGACACCACACTCATCAACATATTGTTTGGGACATAATACCTGCGATAAAACTCCACTACATCCGTGTAAGCCCAAACGTCCGGCGTTTTGTGGAATTTCATGGAATCCACCGGATGCGCATAGACGCTGCCGCGATACAGCGACGCATTGACAGCATCTCTGGCCATTTCCTCGTAATCGGTCGTGTTGCGGGCGTTTTCTTCTATGACAACTGCCATTTCCTTGGCGTATTCGTCGCGGTCAAATGTCGAATTCAGCAGCATGTCGCTCAATACATCGATACATCGTTTGGTATATTTGCGGTGGTAGCGGGTTTCATAACACGTATACTGTTTCTCGGTGTATGCAGTTAAATCGGCGCCAATCTTGTCGTATTCGGTCAATATATCCATTGAGGTAGGCAGGTCGCGCGTCCCCTTGAAACACATATGCTCGATGAAATGCGATACACCACGCAACCCTTCCGGCTCGAATGCCGACCCGGCGCGGCAATACAGATTTAGATGGGTTGTTTCCAGGTGGGTGGAAGGGGACTCGTAGACGACGCGAAACCCGTTTGGAAATGTATACACATTAACGCCGCCTGAAGGTTTATCGGAATGTTTATCTGAACGTGTGTTCATAACTTATTATGACAGTTAATAAGTCATGGTATGTTTTTGCCGGAGAGACACCGGCAAGAATCAAAAAAAGAATACAAATAATCAGTACACCAATGATTTGTCATACAATGTAGGGAAATCTACAAATCCATGCGCGCGAAGCGCGCCTAAAAGGGAAGGGGTCGTAGGGGAAGCGGCCGGGGCCTAAAGCCCCGGGCGCGCTTTTCGGTTCACGGGCCAGAGCCCGTGAACCTCGAAACCGTAGGTTTCCCTACCTACCGCAGACCCATACCGATTTCCAATGGAACGCGAGCAATATCGGGTTCGATGGTGCTCTGTGCCCATGGACCGACTTCCATCTTGGGAATGATAGGGTCGGAACGGAGCTGGAGGTTGGCATTGCGGAGGGTCTGGCCAATTGTGTCTAAACCAATGTGGTAGCCAGCCTGGAGAAGGTCGGGAGTAGTTCCGGCGTTCATGGTGGGGTTAAGGCGGGCCCAATCACTGTTGGAATCGTCGGGCAATAGACTCTCGGGAGTGTTGACTGGGCGGCATTCGTATCCGGCGGAAGGAACCACGTTTTGGGCAGAACTTTCACGCACGGTGGGTTCTTTTGCTAAATCCGCGGAGGCAGAAGCATAAGAACTGGGGACAGGGCCGGCCGAGGACATGCCGTCGTAGACCAGAGTCTTGGAGTCGGTATAGGACAACAAGGCGAATCCGATCAACACAACAATCGCAATAATGACGAATTCTTTACGGTTAAAAAACTTATTTAGACCAGACTTTAGTTCCTTAAGCATATCGGAATATTTATATATAAACGTAGGATAAAAATATTTATTGTGTTTTGCGGTTTCCGTCTGGATTATACCATCATCTTCGATGGGATATTTTCATCGAATTCCCGGTCCAGTTCATCTTCATTTTCCGTCTCGTCATCGTCGTCGCTACTATCGTCCAATGAATACGTTGCCTTGATTCGTTTTGCTTCTAAATAATTCGTCAATGCAACAATTTTCGCCTCCATCGCTTTTCGTTTTGCCTCCTTGTACATTTTGTAATAAACATCGTTGCGTTTCTTTAATTGGACCGTTTCGGTCGCCGACGTTGCGTCTAAATCCACGTCGACCTCGTATATATCCAAATCCATCTCATTGGCCGATATCTCGTGGACTTGGGCGCGAATCTCGTCGTCTACTACTATCTCGTCTTTGGCGGATAGCTCTTGCTCTTCGATCGACGACCTCTCATCATTTGTCTCGGCGACGTTGGAATTTTCTTCTAAAGGTTCGTCGTTTCGTATCTCTGATTCCGCCTGTATGATGGGTACTGGGACATGTTCCTCCATTTGTGGAGGCCCTTTTTTGATAATACACCGCTCGAACAGTTTAGCGGGCGCAACTACCATCATTTGCCGGATATCGAAATCAAACTGGAAACTGCGAGCGGAACACTTGATACCTCTCAGCTCCACGACGGTAATGACTCCCGTGTCCTCTTTCAGGTCTTCATGCGAGACTTCCTGCTCGTTTTCGTCGTAGACTTTGAGATTCGTTTTTCCTAAAGTTGTGGGAATATTCGCGCGAATGATGTAGAGTTTGCCGGCTTTATACATTTTGTAAGCGGGAACCAGGGAATTCTCGATGTCGTGTTTGTCCAGGTCGGTCTCGAACCATTTGGCGCGGTTTTCGTAGATTTGCGTTTTGGCGATTTCCTCGATGTTTTCGAGCCAAGTCAGAAAATGGTTGTCTTCCGTGTTGAATACTAAATCACAAAACACCCGTTTGCCCGATTTCACGAATCCTTGTTTGACGACACATTTAGGAGGCTGGATGTAAATCGGCGAATCGCGGACAGTCATTTTAATGAAATGGACGCCGTTGCGATTGAACGGCGTGCCCAGTTGAACGGTGTCAAATGGAAAGTGTCTTGGATCGTATATATCTGCCATGACCGTAGGTATATTCTATTTTATATTTTTCTTGCTTTTTGGATACGCGCTGTGAGCGCGCGTGGATTATACAAATACAATGTGTATAATTAGTAAATGGAC